AAATTTAGTCTCTTTTAAATACGTAGGAGCTTCGTTTTCTATTGCAATAATTTTATATCTTGCCTGCTCAACAACTGGCTTAGAATTATTATGTTCTTTTTTTAATATTAAAAAAGTTTCTTCGTCAACCTTATTTCTTTCTGCAGAAGGAAATGATAACCATAAGTTGCCGTCTTCCGCATCGTAAAATCTATCTAATGCTAAATTGTAATATTCTCTTGAAGACTCTTTTACATAATACTTAAAATAAGGAAATTGTTTGTTCTGCTCGTAATATGGTATTAAAGTTGAGTTATTAGTATTTCCAAGCAAGGTAACTTGCAACTTCGTGGACATAGGAGCTTTTAGTTTTGGAATAATATGAGAAGCGTTTTTGCTGGTAAACACAGGGGTTGTCCGGCCATAATAATCCATATAAGCTACACCTATTTGGTAGGTTCTTATTGACTTAATCGATTTAGCGACTGCATTGCCTTCAATGCCGGCTGATGTAGCGTTGCCTTCCGCGTCTACAACATCAACAGACAAAGAACTAACTTCCATATTATTTTGGAAAATAGAGCCGTCGTCGTTTAATAAATTAAAATTTTGCGTATAATTGCCAAATAACAATCTATTAGCTGTTATTTCCTGAGCTTTAGCTTTTCGAGGCACGTTATCGAATGGTCGTAATATTTGATTTGTGTTAACAACCGATGTTATTATCTCTGTTTTTATATTAAAGGTACCTCCAATAGCAAGCCCTGCTGTCCATTCAGGATCTTCATTCGTAAAAGTGCCTACTACATATACATTTTGGTTGTTAGTTGCTTTGTACAGTATATCTACAGCCACAACATCTGGGTAGTCTGTAGCGCTAGGGACAAAATTAGATATAGCAAGTTGTCTAACATTATTAGTCATGCCCAAATTATATCCCTGGTTAGCTGCGTAATCAAATTCCCCTGGTATAAACGCTGGGTTTGAAAAAGGAGAAAAAGCAGAAATTTCGTTATTTTTGTATTTATATCTATAACCAAATCTAGCAAATTTCATTTCAAAAAATGGGGGATCTTGTTCTAGTGTTACATTGTAATTAATATTATTTGTGGTTGTGCCGTCTGAATTTTCCCCGACAGAAATTACATAAACAAAGGCTTGATCTTGTGCACCTGGTCCTAAACCGTAAACCTCAACTCTTATTACCGCATCTATATCTAAAGGATCATTAGCCGCATTAGTAAGTAGCAATATATCCCCATATTCGTACACCGGCAATGGTGTACCTTCCCAAAGTAATTGCAAAGAGGTACCTGCTTCAAGCGGTACTATTTCCCCTCCGACAGTTTGATAAAAAGAAGTGTTTGTAATTGTATCAACATTTGCGCCTGGTAGTCCATCCGGTCCAATTCTATTATTAGAATAAGCAGCTATAGCAGGTGGCTGCAGCGGATACTTTTTTATTACGGTTATATCGTCTTCTTTAAAGTTTCTACCGTATATTTTAGAATGCGTTACAAAGTCTGCAGTAGAATCTACCCAGTCCTCAATAAAAATCTTTTTTGGCTCAGTTTGATTGTCTGTCCAAATTAAAATACCTTCAAGTATATTAATACCAGTAATTAAGTAATTCTCACTAAAGTTTAAAATGCCTTGGGTATCAACAAGTAGAGGTCTAGTTAGCTTTGTTTTATCATTATAATAAGCTATCAGGCTAGTGGTTTTAGAAGTTATAAACCAATATATATCATTAGAGTTTTCATCAGCTTTAGCACCTATACAAACAGGTGTATCTAAATTAGAGATATATTCGGCAGCTGGCCATTGGGTGTAAACTTTTGTAGTAGGGTTGTATGCCTTATTAAGTAATTCTAGATTACCTTTTATATTTTGAAAAGTACCGACCTGCGATGTGTCTGAAGATGCTAACTCTAAATTCAAGGCATCTCTGTATTCTCCATTAGGAACAAGTCTTTCGTCAAGGTCCTTATTCATTTTACCTGATGTAAACGTGTGTATAAGCTCTGCCATTTAATTTTAGTGTTTAATCCATTTTGATTGATTTCTGAATACTTGAGACATTAAGTCCGCTTTTAATTCGGATAATCTTATCTTAGCATTTCTTCTAGCGGCTGATGCCATTTTTTTAAACCTAGCTACTATATATTCCTGTACGTTTGATCTTGTAGATAGTATAGAATACGCTATATGTTTTACTATCGCATCCATTGCAAACTTATGCACCGTCATATCTTCTAAAGAGCCTAGGCCATCGCTTATGTACTTTAACGTAACTACTCTACCTCTTATGTCTGAGCTAAACCTAATCATACCGTTTACGTTATCTACATAAAAAGTACCGTTTGATTGAGCATTTTCAGGATCTATACCATATCTACCTCCGTAAGCATACAATGCAAGCAAATCGGGATTGTTTGTTAAATCAAAATTTCCTCCTCCAGGACCTCCTAATGGAAAAGCACTTCTGGCATTCCATCTAGTTAATGTCTCCGACTGAGCATCAGTAATTAACCCGTGAGCTGCATTAAAAGTATATTCACCTGCAGCATTTTGAGTTGGCGCCTCTGGGTTGCTAGTTAAGTTTGTTCTATATATTATTCTTTCTATACCGCCGTTATCCACCCAGGATAGCTTAGTGTAATTCACATAGTCTTGCGGTAACACCATATAAAGCCCCGGAGGCACTTCAATTTCTATAGACTTATCTTGAGGCAATACATCAAAGCTAAATTCTTGTATAGCTCTTTGTGCCCAATAAGCAACATCCGTTCTTCTTACCTTTGTTATAAGTTTATCTTGGCCAACATGGGAAATCATAAAATTATTTATAATATCAGCTATACTAACAAACTGATAATTGCCATAACTTTCATCTCCACTATCCCATACGCCGTCTGCTCCTAAGTAATATTCTTCTGAGGTTTGATTTATCAATGCCATATATTATGATTTTTCTTGTTGGTTAGTTTGCGCGCTCATTTGACTTGCTACTTGATACATTCCTATGTCTTGAACAACCAGCCCTGCAAATTCTAATATTTTTATTACTAGTTCAGTTTCCTCTGATACGTGCAATTCAAAGTTTACGGCCTGTGTTGCATCATATAATGCTTCACCAAAAACCATTTGGTAGCCCCAGGCAACTTTAGAAGGTTTTCTTATATAGTTACAGCTTACCCCAGTAATTATTGCAGCGTCTCCATATACTTGATAACCTAAATTAGAGGCTACAAATACGGGTCTTGAGTTTGTTGGTTTTGCAAGAGAAGATTGATTAATGTATAAGAACTCATTATAATTTATTCTCTCTACCTCAACTTGAGTAGTTGTGGTTACCACGGTATTGGGAGCCGGGTATAAAGACTTACTAGTTGTAATATTATCAAACACTATAGTCCCTAACCTGTATAAGTTAGCAGGGGTAGACCAATAAGCTCCAGCGTAAACCATAGCAGCATTTGTTTCAAATATATTTATTTTTTCATTAAGTATGTTAAGCATATCGGAGAATTCGGTATCGTTACCGGGTAATCTTCCAAACTGATTAATATCGTAAAAGTATTGCTCAAATATATCTAGCTGCGCTTGATTAGCGAACAGATTAAATTCTTGGGGTGTTACATACCCTCTTTGCTCTTTATTAAGTATTGCTAATACCCTTTGATAAACAGTATCTACGCTTACAGCCATAATTTATTTTTTATTTTATATAGTTATAGGCCACCTTTCAGCAGCCTATTACTATAAAGGTGACTAATTTAGTCTTTTTTCTATTGCCTTGTATATTTCCATACCTTCATCCGTTCTAAAGAATGCTGATAGTGCAAAGTAAGGATGCTCGTCAAACGGCACTGTCATTACTTTTCTACCGGTATTTCCGTATGTAAAGGTTCTTTGGTCTTGTGATAAACTTAATATACCCATTTCAACGGCTTTTGCCCCGAAACTTCTTAATTGAGTATTTTCATCTGTAGCTAATTGTAAGAATAAATTTGGATTCTTTTTAGCAAAGATAAGTACATCTCTTTTAATTTCAGAGGATGAAAGTTCCGTTACAACCGCTCCCATTTCAACGCGTAGGATAGCCTCTGCTTCGTCAACAGATAAACTTTTAGCTAGATTCAATGCTTGTAATTCAAACTCAATCCAGTCAACCTCGTTGCTTGCTTGCTGAGCAGGCTTGTATTCTTCATATATATAAGATTTTAAAGCAGGGTGATATAAAGACAATAGTTTTTGTAATGCAACATTTTCTTTTGGCACTCTAAGTACGCCGTCTCTAAAAACAATGCGTCCCATAACTATCTGTCCCTGTTGCTCATCTACAAAACAAGATCGCTGATTAGTAGCGTATCTTAATTCTCTTTGGTAACCTAGCTTTTCGTCAAAATATAATAAACTTTTTTTCCCACTATGTGATGTAGGTAATGTGAAAACAAGGGGTTTTGTTCTTGTCAATTCATATAATCTATCCTTGATTACCCACTCGTCTTTTTTTGGTGCCTCTTTTTTAGGCGTTTCTACTTTTGGTTGTACTACTGTTTCAACCACTTCCTGAGGCGCAACCTCAACTTTTTTTGCTGTAGCTTTCTTGTTAGCCATAATATAATATGATATAAATGTTAATAATGTATGACGATAGCCTGTTACTATTAATTATAATAAGCTATTGTCACTAATAAAAGTAATAACTACCCCCACAGATTCAGCAGGGGCAATCATTACAATAAACTTACTACGCTGTTCTTTTTAACAGTACGAAGTTGTTAGCTGCTTGAGTACACAAAGTTCTTTCCGATAGGAAGTGAACATTCATTGCATCCTCGTCACTTGTGTAGTTTCCACCAACTGATCCAGTTACCCAAGATTTCAAACGTCTGTCATCAGCCTCTGAAGCTCTATAACGGATGTGTAAGAATGGTCGTGAGATATTCTGTCCTAATTGTTGGTCATATACAGTAGATGTTCCTGCTGGAACAATTACTCCTGCTACATCCGTTATGCCTCCACGAGTTGTAGAATCATTTAGATATTTCCAGTCAGTCTTATAGAAATCATAAGATCCTCTACGGAATCCTGAGAAGCCTAAGTTCAACGCCATCTCTTCAGAATTTTCAAATACACCGTAAGATGTACCTCCAGTTCCGTAAGAATTTTGTTGTGCTAGCATATTATCAATGCTCAATGCAGTAGCTCTATCTAAGAACATCATGTTCTCTTCAATTGCTCCTTGCTTGTCAAGCTCTTGTAATATGGTGTCAAACGCTCCAAGTCCAGCCGTAGCAGAAGACGCACCGTCAAAGACAGCATCGTTAAATACTAAACCTCTTGTTTCTAGTGCATCAAATAAACCTTGCATACCTGATATAGTTGCTGGGGTAGCGCTTCCGTCTGTAAATACACTTTGAGCGTCAGTAGCTTCAACCATTGACATTTCTAAGTAATCTTCGAAACGAATGCGAGACTCGTGCTCAGACTTTAGGTACCATAAGTATCCTCCAGTTCCAATTTCAGTAGTAACTTCAACCCATCCGATTTGAGCGACATCTGATCCGTTAACGGCGTACTTGTCTCTTAAAATGATTGGCTTGTTACTGAATTGTGTGAAAGATGCGTCAATTGAATTACCAGCTAAGCTAGATCCTTTTCCGTATTCAGAACCATATACAAATAAGCTAACGCCTGTTTGTGAAAATAAACCAGTTGGCAATTGCCCGGTGGTAGTATCATATACTACAATATTATACACTTGCAAACCTCCTACAATAGCCCCTAAAGACACTACAAAAGCTTTTGCGGTTACATTACCTTTAGACACCACAATTGTCATATTAGGTCCTAACAAAGGAGCTTTTATAGGTGGGTTTGCGCCAGCATTTGCTGCCGGTAATGAAATTGTTTTTGCTGCTGCTGCTCCAGTAGTTGCAGTATCGTAAGCAATGTGTAATCTTCCTTGTTCTGACCAAACTACTTGATCCGACGCCATAGGCATCTCAGCTCCGACCATACGTAAAAATCCTGTGATTGTTCTGTTTCCATAACGCTCGATTTCTTTTTCGTATACCTCAGGTAAAAATTGTTGTGTAAAATCCATGTCCGCTAAAGATAGGTAGTTGTCTCCAAACAAACCTTTTATTGGGCGTGGTGTTAAGTGCGCTAAATTGGCTAATGTAGCCGGCGCGGTTGCAAATCCTGCCATAATTTTTCTTATTTAATGTGTTTAAATGTTTTAATTTTCAATTTTGAATCACTTCCCTCGGAATCAACAGATCTTACTGCCCATCCATTCGATGTTTTAACGTCTTCGTGAACACCTCTAGCGCCCATTTGTACATTTTTCGAATTAGACATACTTGTTTTCATTGCATCGGCTTTGCCTTGCTCATAAAAATGATTTGCAATAGAATCTGCATTCATAGCTGTAAACAATCCCTTATGGTACCCCGCTGCATCTGACATTTGATTATCTTTATCCAAGAACTTCTTGACAAAATTATTAATGTCGCTTTGGGTTTCCTTAATAGTAGGAGCGTCTTTAACTTTAAAACGGAATTTTTTGTCTCCAACTTGATAATCAAAACCTTTGAAATCATTGTTAAAAACACCTTCTGTTTTATTTAAAAACGTTTTTGATTGTTTTTCAGCTAACTGAGTTGCTGCTTCGTTTTCTTTTGTATAGCGATTGAAAAAGTCTACCGCTTTCTTTTGTTCAGGAGCTAGCCTTGCGCCACCTTTAATTTCCTGATAATATTTATCTTTTAATCCAGTAAGATGATTTTTAGCTTTTGCTAATTCTTCCCTTCTGGCTAGTTTTTTTCTTCGTACATCTCTTTCCTCATCTATATCCTCATCATAAAGAAAGTTATCTTCCATCATAAAGTCTATATCCTCCTCATCTAAATGAGGTTTTGTATTAGCGTAGTACTCTCTTAATAACTGGGATTCATCTAAGTCTTCGTAATCTTTATTAAGCTTTACGTAATCTTCAAGAGTTCCGCTAGTTTCATTCATAAAGTCTACAACCTTTTGAATATTTTCAGGTAATTCCGCACCTGTTTGTTGTTCGTACTCTACTGCCTCTTGAATTTCTTCTGCTAAGTCTTGCGCTTCTTCCACAACTTCATCTGTCACTTCTTCTATAAATGATTCTATAGGTGCTATCTCTGCCGTAGCTTCTGGCTCTACTTGCGCAATCTCTTGTACAACCGGTGTTTCTTCTGGTATTGGCGCAGGCGTGGGCAGCGGAGCTTCCTCTTCGGATTTAGCTAGCTTTGACATATCTAGCTTAATGGTTCCTTCGTCGTCTACCGACATAGGGCTTGTATCAACAATTGCCTCTTGTGGCGCTTCTACTTGTTCTGTTTGTTCTGTTTGTTCTGACATGATAAAATATTATATGATTATTATTATTATTATTACCTAGGATCGAACGCTCCTAAGCCAAATCCTTGACTCATTACGTCATTTCCTGCGGATTCAAAGTTTTTTGCTGGGGAATCGTTTTTTCTTTGCTCGATCATTTCGCTTTGCTGAGTACCCTGTATCCTGGTTCTTTGATCTTTACGATCTTCAATTTCTTTTTCTTTAGATTTAGCCCCGTCTACTTCTATGCCTTTTAACTGCATATTATACTGAAACTCTAATCCCATTAATTCTTTTTTAGCATTAACCTCAATGCTTATTCTTTTTTCCTCTATAGAGCCTTTTAACTGTTCTAGCTGAGACTTGGTTTGGAACAAAGCCTGATCTTTTTGTATTTCCGCTTGTGCAGCAACTTGCTGAGCCTGGGCATTAGCTTGGGCCTGAGCCTGTATGTTAGCTTGATTTTCAGCCTGTAATCTTTCTTGTCTTTTCTTTTGTTTAACTTTAAGAAGTTGATTCGCTAATTTAAGGTTTTTTACTTCGCGAATATCTATAGCGTCTGAAAGATCTATACTGCCTTGCTGTAACGCGACTTGAATATTGTTTTCTAAAGCACCCTTTTCTTCTTCATCGGGCATTAACTCTAAAGATATACCAAAGTCGTGCATGTATAGGTCAGACATTTCTTCTAA